TGAACCCATAATAATAATAATAATAATAATAATTTTTAAATACAATGGTAACAGAAGTAACAGAAGGTGGAGTTACATACAACAAAACCGATATAAGTAATAGTTGGAGACTTATTTACAACCCAACAGGTACAACAGCAGACTTATTTATGTCTGTTGGTGCGACATCTTCAATTTATACGATAGAAGAATTCTCTACGGAGCAAGAAGGGTTAGACAGGATAACTACTCTTGGTAAAACAAGAAATATTGAAGAAGAGGGTGTTACTTACGAATAAATTAATCTATGTATTTTTTTTATTTACTTGCATATATAATTATAAAATCGTAAATTTGTTAAGCTTTTAAAATTTAAAAGCTTAAAAAGAAAATTACCATATTTTACTTGCATTAATAGAATGTTGTCAGTATATTTGTTAAAAAAATAACATGACCACAAAAAGCAAAGTAGATGAAAAAGTTATCGAATCTTTCTTAGAAGGTAACGACCCACAAAAATATATTGTAGCCGTTGAGGCTGGTTATTCTGATAACAAAGTAGTCTTATGTGTAAACGATAAAGACACTGGTAAACGATTAGAAACACATAAATATAAACCATTTTTATGGTTAAACCAAGATGCTATGAACCTATTATATGGTGGTAGTACGGTTAAAAGAATTGACGCTTGTAAAAACTATGGTGTTAAGATAGTAGAACTTAATACTAAAAATCAAGACGGTATACCAGCATCAAGATTAGAAAGTGGTTTTAAATATTTAGCTTCAAGTACATATTCATATAATCAATTAATAAATTATTTCAAAGATGGTGGTATTGATATTTTCGAAGAAGAAAATAAGAAAATGTTTACCATATTTACACCAGCAGAACAATTCTTAATACAAACAGGTAAACGTCTATTTAAAGGTATGGACGATTATGATGATGTCCATAGACTTCAATTTGACTTGGAGACTGAGGGGTTAATAGCTAATAGGGATGCTATTTTCCAAATAGGTGTTAGAGATAACAAGGGTTTAGAAGGTATCTTTGAAACCAAGGGTAATAATCATCAAGAAAAGAGGGATAGTGAAAGAGTGAATATTGAAAAATTCTTTAAGATAATTGACGCTGTACAACCAGATATAATAACTGGGTATAACTCTGAAGGATTTGACTGGCCCTTCTTATTCGAAAGAGCTGAAAGGTTATCAATACCAATTACAGAATTAGCAATAACATTAAATCGTGCTGTAAAAATAAAAAGAAAACCATCTAGATTAAAAATAGGTGGTGAATCTGAACAATATAATCAAACAATGATGTATGGTTATAATATTATAGATGTATCACATGCTGTTAGACGTGCTAAGGCTATAAACTCTGATATACAAGCTTGGGGTTTGAAATATATAACTAAATATTCTGGTATTGAAAAACCAAATAGGGTCTACGTCCCAGGTGATAAAATAAACACAATATGGGCTGATACAGTTAATCAATACTGTTTTAATGAAGCTGATGGTGATTGGTATATGATAACTGATGCATCACCATTAAAGGATGAATATAAAATAGTTACAGGTGCCTTTATAGTTCAAAGATACCTTTGTGATGACTTGTGGGAAACTGAACAAATTGATTATATATATAATCAAGCATCGTTCTTGATTGGTAAGCTATTACCGACAACATTCCAACGTAGTTCTACAATGGGTACTGCTGGTCAATGGAAATTATTAATGGCCGCTTGGTCTTATCAAAACAATTTAGCTATTCCAACCTTAGAACAAAAAAGAGATTTTACTGGTGGTTTATCTAGATTATTAAGTGTAGGGTTTTCTAAGAGATACGCTAAATTAGATTTTGCTGCACTATATCCTAAAATTCAATTAACACATCATATATTCCCAGATTTAGATATTAGTGGTGTAATGGAAGGGTTATTAACTTATATAGTTGATACTCGTGATAAGTTTAAGTTCTTAACGACAGAAGAAAAGGATAAATTAAAAGCTCTTAAGAAAGACTTAGAAGAAAATCGTTCATCTTATTCACCTGAGAAAATAAAGGAGATTGAAGATACAATGGCTAAACATAAGTCAGATTCTTCGTTGTACGATAAAAAACAATTACCTCTTAAGATATTAGCTAACTCTTGGTTTGGTTCTTATGGTGCACCTTATATCTTTAACTGGGGTGAAACTGATAGAGCTGAAGAAACAACTTGTCGTGGTAGACAATACCTAAGAGGTATGATTAAATTCTTTACTGAGAAATACAAATTCAAACCACTGGTTTTAGATACCGATGGTTGTAACTTTGGGTTACCTGATGAATTGGATTCTGTTACGTATACAGCAAGAGGGGACCATTGGAAGACAACTGGTCAAGGTGGTAAAGTGTTAACAGGTCTGGATGCAGCTTTAGCTGATTACAATGAAAACCAATTAACTGGTAGAATGGGGTTAGATGTTGATGATATAGGTACATCATCTATAAATTTCTCTAGAAAGAATTATGCTAACAATATTGATGGTAAAGTAAAATTAGTTGGTAACTCTGTTAAGTCTTCAACTATGCCACCATATATCGAAGAGTTTTTTGATAGTGGGATTAGAATGTTATTAGAAGGTAAGGGTTATGAGTTTATAGAATATTATTACGAACACGCAAATAGGATTTATAATTATGCTATCCCTTTGGTTAAGATGGCTTCAAAATCTAACATCAAACAGACTAAACAAAATTACTTACTTAACTGTAATAAACTTAATAAAGCTGGTAAACCTATGCCTAGAAAGGTTCATATGGAATTATTATTAAATGAGGGTATTGAACCAATCTTAGGTGAGACTGTACGATATATTAATGTTGGTACTGCTAAGTCACATGGTGATTTAAAAACTGAAAAGGATAAAGTGACTGGTAAAAAGACTATTAAAATAAATGCTAAACTTATAAAGCAAGAAGTTATTGATAGAGATACCGAAGTTATAAAAGAGATATCAGTATTAAAGAAACTCTTAGATGTTACTGAATTATTAGATGAGAAAAATAAATTAATGGATAAAATTTCTGATTTAGAAAATTCATTACACACTGATGAGTATAATGTTTCTAAATACTTAGCAGCTTTTAATAAAAAAATAGAACCGTTATTAGTATGTTTTGATAAATCAATAAGAAATAAAATATTAATAGAAGTTAAAAAGGTTAAAGATAAGGAAACTAAAAAGAGTGTTGATAAGTTACAGGATAGAAGTGTATTCACTAAGAGTCAATGTGTTTTAACATCTGGACAACCATATAAAGAGTCAGACCAAGATAAATACGAAGACCTTATGATTATGGAAGATAAGGAAATTAGATTCTGGGATAGTGTTGATTTAGTTCCAAATAATATGGAACCTGATGAGTGGGCTACTTTAAGAGAAGATTATAAAGTTAGAAAAGCTAAAGAACGAGCTGATGGTATAGCTATGGAGATTGCAATGTTGGATGATATAATTAAAAGGTTTGATGTTGATGAGTTGAAGTTGATGATGAATAGAATTATTTTACCTATGAATATTTTTACTTTTGCACGTTTAAGTGAAAGTTCTAAGGGTGAAGTAATAGGTGAAATATGGTCTAAGAAATGGGATGTTAAAATAGGTGAGTATGTGGATATATTTAAATATAGTAAGGATGCTATCGCAAGGTTCGAATATTATAAAACATTACCACCTGATGTTTTACTTAAAGGTGAATCACATATTGATGCTAAGGAACGAAGGTATCAACAATGGTTAACTTTTAAAACTGAACAAATAATATTAACTGGTGATACTGTAGATATTATAGATGATACTATATTAGATAGAGAGTTAATTGATGATTTAATGAAATCACAAACACCGATTATAGAAACACCAACCAAGATTGAAATTGAAGACGAAGATAGTGGTGATGACGATGATGAAAATGACGATGATGATGAATTTAAAAGTAGTCTAGAAAATGAGGATGATTTTTTCGAACCTGAAAGACCAGATGAAAGTATCGTAGTTGAGGAAGAAGAAGGGGATGAAGATGAGTGGAATTTTTAAAATAAAAAAAGGGGTTTAATAACCCCTTTATTATTTAATACACCCAGAACCCTAATGGTCTGTATTTTAATTGTTTATTTAAATATTCAGCTTCAGTAGCACTTCTCTCTAATTGTGATGTACTTGATAACCTTAATAATCTAGCATCAAGTCTTTCTAATACAGCTTTCTTTTCTTCATTACCTTCACTAAGTAATGTATCGTAATCCATTGTTCTCTCAGCCTCAGCAACACCAACAACACCACCGAACTTACCTCTTACTCTACCTAAAGCTCTTTTTGCATCAGCAATAAATAACTGTCTTATAAGTGTCTTAGTTGGTTCATTGAATGTTGAATAATCTAACTTAGCTAATGGGACATCATTAGGTAATTTTATAATATCTGGGTTGTCTTCTCTACATTTATCAATATTATCAGGTGTAGTATCATAATAGTGATACCAAACTTGGCAACCAGTCATATTAATTGAATTAGGTCCACTACCAATACCTTGACCAAATGATAACTTAGAACCAGGTGTCGATAACAAGTGTAATAATCTTGTACCATCTGGCCCTTTTGTTATTTTGTAAACTAATTCACTTCTAACAATTCTATTTTTTAAATTCATATCAGCAGCTGTCAATAATATATCGAAAGCTGGTGCAATATAATATCCACTTCTTTGAGCACCACCACCACCAGTACCAACACCACCACCTATTTGAGCAAAACCACCACCAAAACCATAATCAATACCACCATAGTTAGCTAATAACGCTTGACTGGTAGCTGGTGGGGTAATCCAAAGTACTTCATTAATTTCACGTCCAGCAGGTATTTGATAAACTTGTCTACCAGCTTCAATACTAACAAAATCCTTTTTAAGTTCCCAAGGACCTCTAGTTTGTAAACCAACTTGTTTAGAATAAGCGTAGGTATATTGTGTTGTGAAATCCATTGACCTAACACTCAAAGCGAAAGCCATATCAGTTGTGTCGATAGTTTGACCTAATAATGATTGCCATTGATGTTCTATAAGCCATTCTTGAACATATTGAGCATAATCCTCAATAGCCATTTCTAAAAAGGTACATAGTTGTTCATCTTCAAGCTCTATTTGACGAATAGGTGCTCCTAATGAATGTCTAAGTTGTCTAAATAATTTTTCTCTTTCTTCAATGCTTACAGACATGGTGTGTTTTATTAATAAATATATTAAAATAAGTATTTAACCAATAAATTTCTTAGTTAATGAAACGGCTTCTTTAATTGATTTGAAGCTGATATTAGGTACTAGTAGTTGTTTACCAACCCTAACAATAGGTACATCGTTAGATTTTGCTATTTCTGATATTTTTAGGTATTCAGCCTCATTTTCTTGTAGGTCAATATCTACATCAGTAAATTCTACATTTTGTTCTTTAAGTAATCCTTTTAGTTCATCACAATAAGGACACGTTTTCATTGAGTATACTTTAATCATTTCCTTCATCTATTAGTAAGTCTGCCATCATAGCAGTTATTTCTGTTTCATTATATTGTTTATCACCCATAATGGTTGCAATTACCTCTTTTTTAGTGTTTAACATATCCCACATCCTAATGGATATAGTATCTTCGAATAATTGATAATAAACTGTAACATCATTCTTTTGACCAATCCTAAATGCCCTATCTTCGGCTTGTTCGTTGGCACCTGGGACCCAATCAAATGAGTTAAACACTACAACTGTCGCCTCTGTTAGTGTAATAGCCACACCAGCTGATTTAATGTTACCTATAAATACTTTTACCTTTGCTTTTTCTTGAAAAGAATCTACAGATTTTTGTTTTGCCTTTGCAGTCATAGGTCCATTATGTGTTACACATTTCTTACCAAAATGTTCAGCCAATACTTCCAATTCCTCAGTAAATGATGTGAAAATAATGACTTTTTTACCCATATCTATCGCATTTTCAACTAGTTCTATAGTTTTAGGTATTGCTTCCATGGCTATAAATTTTCTTAATAAAATCAACTCCACTAAGTCTTTTTCTAAAGCACCTCTTTTACCTTCTAATTTCCTTTTTTCCATATATTCATCCCATAATGCATCATATCTACCCCAACCTTTGGTATCTAATGAGTGATATGTAGGTATTATTACTTTATCTGGCATATCCAATACGTCAGTTTTCAATCGTCTAAGTAATATATTCTTAGTCTTAGCTGCTAACTCATCTAAATTGGTGGCACCATCGGTTAACCATATCTGTCTTCTTTGGCCATTTTTAAGCGTTCTAAAGAACTGTCTACCATCACAATACCTAACAGCAAAGTGTTTCCAATTGTCTGCTATAGGTGACTTTATTAGCTTTAAAAGGTTAAAATAATCCATTGGTCTGTTGGCTACAGGTGTACCTGTT